CTGAAGGCTGCATTAAAACAGAAAGCTAGCCATATTAAGTTATGGTGATAGACGCAGTTGGAACCCAGGGGGAGGCTACCGCTAGAGCCTGGAGTAGTGTCTTATTCAGGACCTGGTAGGAACTGCACTCTTGGACCTTCAGAGTCCGCTATTCCTTTGGTCACTAAGGCCGAGTTGGACAGATATCTGCTCTTCTGAGCCTTGTTTTCAAACAGGTGAACATTGCGGTTGGTCTGGCTGGCATTGATTTCGGCGCGTGTAGGCTTTCGAATGAGTCCGTCTTTTGGCATGAGTGCAGCTGAGTTGAGGACTCCGTCAAAGAAGTCGAAAGCAGCGAATCTTTCCTCTTCGTTGTAGTGCCAGGCCTCCCAAGCTGCTGGAGGTTTGTTGAGGGAGATTCTTGCGTTCCAGATGAGTGGAGCAAAGTAACGCGCAAACTGCCTAAAAGTCGCGTGTTCACTGATGATGGAAGCCAGTTTTGAAAAGGGAACACCAATGGAGGAGTTTCCTCTGAAGAGCGTTTCCGGAGAAGAGCCATTGTCATAGCAGTAGTTGACCAACTCGAGAGCTAGATTTGTGACTTGGGCTTGGCTGGCTCCTAAACTGGTGAAGGCATTGGCAATTGCCTGCAGGGCCTGAGTGCTAGGTAAGAGGGAGCTAGTTACAGTGAGGGAGAGAGAATTGATCTGGTCAGTGGTTAGCGAGTCGAATGGGCCACCATGGTTATTGATTGGGTTTCGAGCGGCAGAAGATTGGACTGGAGTGGAGCTGGTCTGTGGAGTGGAGGCCATTTGATTTTCAGTCAGTTGCTAAAACTTAAGCGGTCATTGATGGCGTTAATTACAGCAGCTAGATCCTTGACATCCTGGCAGTTGGAGACAATGGTGGAGTGTCCGTTGAACTGTATCAAGCAGCCTTTATTTTCACCCGTGTGCAGTGCCGCAAGAAGAGCAAGTCCCAGTGCGGCGCCCACTAGAAAGGAAAGAACTAGCATAGATTAGTGCGATGATCACGAGGACAGCTAGTAGAGGAATGTGCTTGGAGTGGTTGTCCGAAGGTCCCAAGTACTTCACGGTTTTCGTTCCGTCCTTGTAGAATCCTCCGTGTGGTAGTGAATGTGAAGAGTCTCCGACTGTTGGGAGTGTCGATCTGGTTACTGCGTAAACAGCTAATACTAATGTTAGTCCTATGGTTAGTGAGGTGACTGCTTTTGAGTAGTCAGGCGGTGGAGTGAGTCTCAGGGGGTGCCCTGACATGGAGTTCTTTGGTGTGCCTGGTGAGTGAGATGTAGACACCCGTGACGTCCTCAACTTGTGAAAGTGGGAGGGATGAGAGCACAGTGACGGTTGGGAATTCAAGGCCAATAGTCTGCTTCGGTTGGCTGATTGGGATCCTGTGCCTGCAAGCGAGAGCCGCTATGTCAGAGTCGAGGCAGATGACTTTGCCGAAGATTTCGCCTTCGAATAAACCTTTTATTGTGAGCACCTGGCTGGGTCCGAGGGGACAAATTGGGATTCCCAAGCTTTTGATCAGTTCGCACGTTTCTGGACCAAAGCGATGCGTCGTTTCCTTGATGAAATGGGGCTCTTGCGCAAAGTCTGGATGTTGTAGCGGGTCGGCAAAACAGGCATCCCAACTGCCTTTGAGAGGAAAAGCGCAATATTCGTCCAGAATGTTGAAGTGGTTGGACTTTGGCGCCGTCACTTTAGTTATCATTTTCCTGGTGAGGTTTGGGGGGTCAGGGGTTCCATGAGTTTGCGCCGACACCTGAGCATTTTCCTTCATGAACCTCCTAATTAGTGAAGTCTTTCCCGCACCCGCCACCGCATGCACGATGAGAGGTTTGGAGAAGGCTCGGTCAGTCCTAGTATAGTCGTTAGCAGTTAGCATGGCCACAAGGTTCTCCATTAGTCGTATGTTGAGAAAACCTTTCCTCCTTTATGTCTGATGATTTCACGAACGGTTAATTGATGGGCCTTGGATTGCTCTTCTGAGAAAATTTCATGCAGCTTGTCTTTGTGTTGGTAGGCGAGGCACACATCTCTTTCGTAGCTGTCCCTGACGTCTTTCATCTGCCCGAGCCTCTTGGCCAGTTGGAGGGCGGCCCAAGTTTTGATGGGATCTTTGACCACTCCGAGCGGTGTGATCAGCATGCCGCAGAATTCCGCCCATTCCCCTTTGATTTGTCGTTTGAAGCTTGGCTTGGCCTTTAGTGAAATCTCCGTTTCAATTTTCTTGAAGCTCGGTTTTTGGTCCGGGGAGATGTCAAAGGCACAGTCATCACCTGCATAAAGTTGTGCCGCATTTTTTGGTATTCTCAGCATTGTGTGTGCAAATGCGATATTGCACTCAGTGTTGGCATCAAATGTGGGGCCTTCCCCTGTGAGCCTCATTATTTTCAGAATCCCGAGAAATGTTTTAGAGCTGCATTTTAGGTCGATGTAACCTTCGATGAATTCCTCTGGGATGCAATGGTGGCGAGCTTTGAGCACTTCAAATTGTAGCATGGCGCCGTCCTGGGACTGATCAAAGGCAGTGTAGTCATTGGCGTAACTTAGTCTGTTAAAATTCCAATGCTCGCGGGCCCAACGGTCCATGTCCTCAGGAGTCCTTTCGCAATTGATGAAAATGTTGGCCGGCTGGAAAACTTCCCGGACTCTTCGCATGTACCTCGCCATTGTCCCGTAAAGCATGACTGCCTCTTGTTGGAAGGAAGCGATGGTCTGTCCGGCCTTGATGCGTGGTTGCCCGAGCTTCTCTACTTTCTTGACCCATTGTGATTTTAGAAAGAGTGAAATTGCCTTGGGGTCGAAGTCGGGGGACTGCCTGTTCTGTCCATTTTGGATCATGTTGATGGGCTTGGACAGGTAGGTCTTTTGGACTTCATCGGCGCAGACTTCCCAGAGTTTTTGGTCAAAGGCAATTGGTTCCTTGGGCAGTCCCATGGCCAGTTTGTAGTTTTCGAACAGGACGTCCCCGAGATGTTTCTTAGAGATGAACTCGGTGAAGTTTTTCTCAGGGGAGGTGATCTTGAGCCTTGCTTCCACGGTTGCCCAAAACAGGGTTTCATCCTTAGCCTGCTGGTGGGGGAACATCTGCACCACGGGGTCCTCAGTTTGCACACAGTTGGAGAAGCCAGTTGACTGGGAGAAGATTTCTCTTGAGTGCTCGTCAGTCATGTTGTCGACAATGTGGTCGGAGAAAGTTGTTTCATTCTCCACAGGAAAGTGAGTGGGTGGGTTTGGGTCAGCTTGGGGTTGTGGTTCCTCCACTTTGCTCTCCTTGAGCGCATCTTCCCTGACCAGCCTTAGAAAAGCAGCTAGGTAGGGGGTGGCTGCCAGCTTGGTCCAGAATGCATCGTTGTCCACTCCTGTGTTGATAAAGTGAATTGCGTGGACAGCCCTGCTCAGTGCCGTGTACATAACCTGTTGGGAGCACATGGGAGTGTCATTGTCTATCAGGATTTGGACCGATGGTGCTGTCAGGCCTTGGCAGCCGGCATAGGTAGACACCTTGTGCCCCATTTCAGAGTAGGCCATTTTCTTGTATAGGGAGGGAACCAAGAGGTGTCTGTCAGGTATTACGGTGGGGCTCATCGTGATGCTGGTTGTTCCCGCAACCTCGGAGTAGACTCCGAGCATGTTGGCCAAGTCCTGCTTGTTGCGGTGGGTTGCATTCAGATAGTACCTGCAGTACTGTTGTGCGATCTCAGAGAAGGGTGCCAGCTTAGCAGTAAGGGCCTGTTCATTCGTCTCATGGTGGAAGCTTTGCCTGGAGTCACCTGTGATGATGAGAGTATGCAGTGAAGGATTGGTGACTATGTAAGCCTCGATGAATCCCGCCGGTATCTTTGTGTAATCATCAATCACAACCACGGACGGGGCTGGTTGGAGGAGAGCTTTCTCGAATGTCTTGAACATGTAGACAGGCGCCTTTGGAATCTTTCTGGTCCAGTCAAGTCTCAGCTCGTTGGTAGGCAGTATCACCACAATTTCCTCCTCTGGGTTCTGGCGGATCCATTCCTGAATTGCATGAGATTTGCCGCTTCCACCCACACCGTGAATTACGGACAGAGCCACTTGTCTGGGTTCAATCTCAGTCTTGCGTCCGAAGGTGTCCAGCCATTCCTTTGATTGATGCTTGAGTAGGGCCCCAACACGAAGGTTCTTCACGTCAGAACCGAAAGACTTTGCTCGCAGGGGGTCAGGAAGAAAGGGGGTGGGCAGACGATGGATCTGTTTGAGAGTCTGATTCAGGCTTGGAATGCTGCATTCCAGTGTTGGCAGTTTCTGGATGCTCATAATTGGTAGAATCAGTGCTCCATCATTCGGGTTGATCTGTCCCTTGTTTCCTTGAAAGCCAGCCCCTTTCAGAATAGGGAGCCATTTGGTCCATGGGAGGGCCAGGTCTTCGGTGCAGTGCACGCTCTTCCTGAAGGTTATCGAGATTCTCTTAGCACTGTTTGACTTCACTGCGTGCTTATGGGTCTTCTGGAAGCCTGGCGGCATTGAATATTTCACTGTGCCATTTAAAGGAGTGAAGCACTTGGATCCAGTTTTGATGTCCAGAGTGGTTAGGTCTGCGCTCCCAAAGTTGAGTGTGACAATTTCAGTGTCAGGTGCAATGAGAGCTTCATCATCCTGGTGCAGCCCGATTGATGCCGAGGCTTCGAATACTTGAAAGAGGCAGTGGTCGAAGAAATCGTCAACTGAGAGGTTCTGGCACACTGCCGTGAGTGCCTCGGGCCATGCCTGTGCAGAGTGGGTGATGTTTCCATAGCTATAACTCTTGATCTCAGGTCTTTTGGAGTAAAGCGTGACCCATCTCTTTCCTACTTTGTCGACTTTCCTCAGGTTGAAGAGTAGGAAGTCGGTCCAGGAGTATTCTGGATCCTTATCACAGTCGAATTTTTCAATTATCACTCCATGAGCGTTGACGATGGGACCCTTAGGTTTTTCTGTGCCCTGTGATGCACCCGCGGAGGTCTCAGGGGTGTCTGCAGCGCCGGTTGTGGCAGTGTCAGCACTGCTCTCCTCTTGCTTCAGCCCATTACTTGCCGAGTCCTGGTCGGTTTGTGGGTTTGCATCGGCTTGTGCAAACTCATGAGTGGTGCTGTCATGTTGCTCAAGCCCTTCAGTGGGCGTTTCGAGCGGATCTTTGTGGAATTCCTCTTGAGTAGGATTTCTCTGTTTTTGAAGGAAGTCCCAGGCTTTGAGTTGCTCTGTGCTCAGTTCATCGACTTTGTCCAGTGGGTTGTATGAGTTGGGATCCCAGAAGTCGCTGAAAGCCTCATTGTCAGTAGCAATGGTGGGTTCTTTGCCTCGGAGGAGTTGCCACCACTGATTCGTGTTGCATTCGGTGACATTGTAGGTGAGATCAATCTTCCTCCATTCCAAGGCTTTTAGCAGTTGCACGAATTCATGGTCCCCAGTAATTTTTTGCTTGAAGTACTGCCACCAGACGATCAATGGTTTGAAGAATTGTCTCAGTGCACTTCCTGTAAGTGTCGACTCAAAACATGTTACGGAGTCGAGCTTGCCTATCAGAAAGAAGTAATTGATCATGTGCACCATCTGGCGTGGGGAATATTTCTCCAGATCTTTTTCTGCAAGAAGCTGCCTCACCTTGGCATAGAGGTCTCTGGTTGATACTTCCTTGAGGCTTTTGCAGTAGAGAAACATCTTCGTTGCGAAGGCAGTTGGGATGGGCTGCTGCATGTTGTGCTCCGATGGCAAGAAGATTTTTGGTAGAAGAACGTAGGGGGCGCCGACTCCAAATGTTCTCAGTGGTGGAGTTTGCATGTTCATTCTCTGAATGATGAACAAGTGATTTGCGCCTTTGGATTCGAGGAGCTGGAAGGTTAGTTGCATGTTGCCTTGGGTGAGCTTTCCAATCAGAAGCCAGGCTAGCTGTTCTCTTGAATGTACATAGGAAGCTCCAGCGTGTCCCCCGGGCATGTAGATAAAATGGTTTTTTGTGTACTTGAGGGAGTATATGTGGGGGTGAAGTGATGGTAACTCATGCATTGCCTCCGCTGGTAGAACTAGGGTTGCATACAGTGTTTTCAATTTCGGACTTAGCCTGAAGAGGGTCATCAGTTGCTCTGGCTTGAAGAAGTGTAGAGTGTCCCCCATAAATGCGTTTGAGGTGGAGCAGGGACTTTCTTCAAGATGCTTGACGACGGTCTCCTCGGGGTACCTTGCAATGTCTTTGGGCTCAAACAGTGAATTGATGAATTTGTCCTTGTGCTGGGGCCCTCTTCTGAATTTCCCTAGTTTCCCAGGTTTCATGTAGTAGAAAGTAACTGGCTCTTTGGGCAAGTGGTAGGCCACGGTATTGTATAGATCGTTTTCAATTGCCTTCGCCGCAGCATGAGTGTGGAGTTGGATTGAGTAGGGGTTGGTGATGATTCCGAGGTTTTCCAATGCGTCCGCCGCATCGGTGGAGAGTGCGTATGGGTTGACCACAGTAGCTTGTCTCATTTGGGTCTGAATGGCCTTGTAGGCCTCATCCTGAATGATAGCTTTCAGAGAGGGGTCGGAGAAGGAAGAGTAAACCTCGCGCACACGAGCCATCCCGCGGAATATATCCTTACTGGGAGCTTAATTTCGTTAAGGATGTTGGTGGTTGAGGTTGGTTAGGGTTGGGTTTTC